TTTGTGTTGGCGGTAGCAGTACCGCTGTTGATGGTAGCGGATATCGGATGCCAGTTTGATGGTCTTCTTAATAAGGAAGTAATCGTGCAGGCGAAACCGAAAAAGAAAGCTTCTATCGTCTGGAAGAAGTATAAAGTTACCGCATATTGCCCTTGTCGGAAATGCTCCGGTAGATGGGGAAGATTGACTGCGACAGGAGCGAAAGCAAAGCAGGGACGTACCATTGCAGTTGACCCGAATGTGATTTCTTATGGAACGAAGTTACACCTAAAGGGAATCGGAAAATTTACCGCCGAGGATTGCGGGGCGAAAATCAAAGGGAACAAGTTGGACATTTACTTTGACAGACATAAGGATGCAGAAGAGTTTGGCGTTCAGACGGTCAAAGTTAGGATTTTGAAGAAAGGAGAGTAGGATATGTGGATAAATCCGTTTTGGGCTGGAGTTTTAACCGTTGTCGGAATTGAACTGCTGGCATTTGTGGCAATCATTCTGTACATAGGTTTCAAACACGATGACAAGGAGTGATTTGTGGGATGGCACAGTTAAAGAGACCAAAGAAATTGAGCCGCCGTCAGCGTGAATTGTGCAGTTTCAACTTTATGAACGCCGATGACTGGCTGTTGTTGGAGGAAATGGAGTTTTATATTCGATTTATCAACAAGACCACGGGAAAGGTTAGATATGTCGATAAGCTCCGGTTTGAAATAGAAAGGATGTAGGAAAATGGTAAATGTAGATTTTAATGAATTATCCATTATTGACTTGGAGGTTATCAATGCTTTTACCGGCATTGGTTTTGAAATCAATAACGGAAAGGTTACAAAGATTGTCTTTCCGGGGGAGGAGAAGTAAATATGTTAGAAGTTGCAGGAGTTGAAGAAAAGGTTTGGGAGTGCAAGAAGAATACCGTGGAGATTGACAAGTGGCGGTATGAAGAATTGATTAGTATGGAAAGTCGGATTGAAGTTTTGGTGAGCCTTATAGATCTTGAGGGGTATATCAACGTAAATCAGATGCTAACCATCATAGGAACCGTTAGTGCAAAGGAAGTTATGGAGAAATTAAAAGAAAAAGATAAGGAGTGGAAAGAAAGGATGGATAAAAAGACGGAGGAGATCAATGGTGGAAATTAAAATTTTAGATATCGAAATGACAAATTTTATGGCATATGGCTACGAAAAGGTCAGTTTCAACGATTTTACCAGAATCATCGGTCGTAACGGAGTTGGAAAAAGCACTATTGCGAATGCTTACATGTGGCTCCTGTTTGATTGCAACTACGATTTGACACCGAAGCCGGTTGTAAGACGTGAAGAAAACGGAGTGCCGGTTGATGGGGATGTTATTGTTACCGCCACATTTGATGTTGACGGCAAAACCTTCACAATGAAAAAGGTCCAGAAGCGGACATACAGCAAAGGCGGCAGCAGTTACAAGGACGATAACAAGTATTTTATTAACGACGTTCCAAAAAATGCCAAGGACTTTAAGGGTTACATTGGCATTGATATGGACATTGTCAAGATGTGCTGCAATATTAACGCTTTTACGGCACAGAATCCGGCTGAAATGAGAAAATACCTTTTCGCTCATACGGACAGCATTAGTGATTACGATATCGCCGCAGGAAACGAAGATTTGAAAGACCTTTTGCCATTGTTGGCTGATTACACAGCAGAAGAAATAACGGCAATGAACAAAACAGTTATCAGCGACACGAAAAAGGAATTATCAACATATTACGGACGTATCGCAGAGAAGGAGCTGGAGATTAAGCAGAAGCAGGAAATGGACGTATCAGCATTGGAATTGCAGAAAAATTTATTACTGGAACGTCTGAAAGAAAACAAAGACAAGCAGTCTTCTAATAAAAAGTTGATGGATTCTTATGATAAGGAGACGAACGATATCCTTGATATGAAATTCCAGCTTAATGATATTGTGCGTAAAGCGAATGAAGAAATCGAAAAGGAAACGAAAGATATCAGAGGTAAGATTGACCACAATGCAGAACTTGTTATCAATCTCACGAACGGCATCCAAAGGAACAGCCGTGAGATTTCATTTTGTAAAGCGAACAACATTAAGCTGAATGAGGAAAAGGCAAGACTTTCTAAAGCTTGGCAGTCTGTGAAATCGGAACAATTCGATGAAAAATCGACTGTATGCCCGACGTGTCACCGGGAGTTGCCAGATGAAGAAATCGAAACTCTGAAATCTGATTTTGAGAAGTCAAAGAATGAGCGGATCAAAAAAATCGAGAGTGACGGTTTGAAGATTAAGAAAGAAATCGAGGAAAACAACAAAGAAATATCTAAATTAGAGGAAATAAACAAAAATAACGAAGCTGATAAGAAAATTTTGGCAGAAGAGATTAAGCAGCTTGAAAACAATCTGTCCGAAGAAAGAAGAAACGTTACCGGCACCGATGATTACAAGAAGTTGGAAAGTGAGATTTCCGAAAAGGAGAAATTCCTTGAGAAATACAATGATATTTCCGATTTGAAAACTATGATAGCCAGAGAAGAGACGGAAATACGTTCAGAATTGGCAGAATGCGAAAAGCTTCTAATGCAGGCAGATACTTCCGACTGTGAGGATAGATTAGAGTCTCTGCAAAAAGAGCAGCGTGAAAAATCACAGAAGCAGGCGGACGCAGAGAGGGTTCTTCATTTGATTGAGGATTTGGAGAAAGTGAAAAACTCAAAATTAGCAGATGCCGTAAACGCTAATTTCGGAATCGTCGAATGGAAACTGTTTGAGATTGGAAAATCCGGCGGTTATAAATCAGATTGCATTCCTATGGTGGATGGAAAGTCGATTCTAACCACTATGAGCAACAAAGGAAACCATATTATTGGACGGATTGACATTTGTAATTCGATTCAGAAAATGAGCGGGATTCGTTGTCCTATTTGGATTGATGATGTTGAGAGCTTGGATGAATCGAACCGAGAGAAAGTAATTGATATGATCGAAAGTCAGAAGATTCTTCTGATTGTCGATAACAAAGATATGGAAATTATGGAGGGATAAAGAATGAGTAGTAAAACATTGGAAATGGCAAGGAAACTGGTAAAAAGACTTGAAGAAGAGGAGAAGAAAAGCAAAGTCCAGCTCTGTGAATTGCATCCGGGCGATACATTCAAAATTGGAGATCATGATTTTATTGTGCTTGATCAGAATGAATATGCAGAAACAACGGCAGTAATTTCAAAAGGATTTATGAAAGAAGATATCGTATTTGATGATGATACGAGAGACTACAGAAAATCTAATCTTAGAAAGGTCATCGAGGGAGATATTCAGCCTATTATCGAAGCGGAGGTTGGTGAAGAAAACATTGTTGAATGTTCTGTTGACTTAACATCGGTTGATATGCAGGAAGAATTTTCTCATTTTAAATGCAAGGTCAGGCCTATTACATTTGATGAAGCAAGAAAGTACAATGATCTTCTTGTGAATAACGAGTTAAATGATTGGTGGTGGACTTGCACACCGTGGTCTACAGCTGAAAGAGGATGGGAGTATTCAATCGCCGTTGTTGCTTCGTCCGGCCTTATCAACCGCGGGATCTACGATGGCAACATCGGTGTTCGCCCATTTTGCATCTTGAAATCTAATATCTTTGTATCGAAAGGAGAATGATTATGGCTAATTTAACAATGAAAATTTTACAGGAGCAGATCAGCGAACTTAGAAATGAGGTTGCTATTTTGAAAGCGGAGAAAAGTGTTTCTAAAATCCCTTCCGGTCTTAAAATCGGAGACACTTTTAAAATCGCAGGTCTTGACTGGAAGATTATTGACATTACAGACAAGGGTTATTCTTGCCTTTGTGAAATTTTAGAAGAAGAGATGAAGTTTGACGATTCTTCTAACGACTGGAAATCGAGCGGTTTAAGAGAATATTTGAATGGAGATTTTCTCAAAAAGATATCCGATGAAGTTGGAGAAGAAAATATCGTTAAGTTTGAAAGAGATCTGTTATCTCTGGACGGTCAGACGGAATATGAAAAGTGCGAGGATTTTATTTCTCTTCTTACTGTAGATGAATACAGGAAATATCGAAGTCTTATTCCGAACGAGAAAAAATGGTGGTGGCTTATTACTCCTTGGAGTACACCTTGCAACGATTACGAATATCCGTTGACCGTTGTTGCTTCGTCCGGCGTTATCGGCGGCAGGGACTACGATGGCGACCGCGGTGTTCGCCCGTTTTGTATCTTTTCTTCTTCAATCTTTGAATCAGAGGAGTAATTAAATGACTGGAACGGAATTAAAGGTAATCTTGAAAGCAAAAGACCTTGCTGAACATACACTGCGGATAACTTCAAACTGCAATAGATATCCGAAGAAATACAGATTTTCTCTTGTGGATAAAATGCAAAA